TTCCTCTGCAAGCGTTTCTTTGTGACGCTCCATAATTGCACATAAAGTTGGAGCAGTCTCCAATTCACGCGCACGATTGATCATCGTATCAATTTGTGTTGTTGCACCAATACCAGCACGAATATTTGTGGTTGCAACACCACGACGAACCGGTTGCTCGGACAGTCTAGCCAATGCAGCTTCCGCTGCCGCTAAACGTCGCTCAATAGGCTCCACAGTAGTTTCAGTGGCCTTGGTCGGTTCCGGTACAGGCTCTTGAGCAATAGGCTCATTTGCCCGTGCTTCAAGGTTCTGTACCCGCTCGACCAGCCCACCAATACTACGGTTAAGCATCTCTTCAAATTTGCTGATCATTTCATCAGACATTTCTGCTCCCGAATTAGTTTGGGTGGTTGGGTTGGACCGAACCGCGCTTCCAAGAGCGTCTGTCGGATCTACGGATAAACTATTTGTATCTTGATCATCCTGCACTGTTTGAACAGAAACGTCAAGTGCACGTTCTTCACTAACGCCATTGGACGAATTTTCTACCAAATCCTGCCCACTATCTCTATTCACAATTTCAGCATTATCGTTATCATCTGACATAAGATCATTCTCCAGTATGGATTGAAGCTCCGGTGGCTGCTTATCGAATTTATCATAGTATTTAGAAATATTTTCGTACACCTTTTGCCGCTCGGAGTCTGGAATATCCACACCGCCACGGGCGCCATTTAGTGCGGCCATTGCAGCACTCACGCCCCTAAAAACAGCCCTTAACTCATCCCCATACATTCGTGCAATTGGTAATTTATACCCAGACTTAACTTCTGCGTTCTCTGGATCGTACCACAAATGGGCTTTCCGATACATTTCCCAATTATCACCATCTGGTCCAAGAATTTCATTTTGTGATTTTGTATTCCAAGCCCAACTATCATTTTCCGGCGCAAGAGGAAGATTTTGAAACGACACAACATCACGTTCATTTAATTCTACATTTGAACGACTCATTTCATCATCATCTTTATCTTCATCTTCATGCTTCTCAAATACAACTGTAACCGTGCCATCTTCATTGTCAGAAACATCCACCACATGCCTATCTTCCGGCTTAATTGCTTCTTGTAAACGACTACGCAAAGTATACAGCCCGCTTGAATCAGGATTTGCTGGTGCCCGCGTAAGGGCTAGGTGGTCAAGTTCTACATCATCCACAATAACCCGCTCAACTTCATCTTCACTATTTGTGATGACCCTCACCGACAGAAACCATCCCCCAATAGACTGGCCCACTGGCTGTCCCAGCTCTAGTCTATTCAATAGTTTGTCTGCCACTGCATCATCCGAGTAAAGCATTGACGTGACACGCAACACATATTGTGGCTCTAGCGAATTTGCTGCTCCAACAACTTCCGCCCGTTCAACATCACCCTTAATTGTGCGACCAATTACCTCATCCCACTCTACTGGGCGACCCATTCCGTTATTATGTCTTGGTAGCAGAGGAATACCATTTTCCATTTGGGTCTGCATACGAAGAAGTCCCTCACGAGACATTTCCGTACCATAAGAATCTACAGACGTAGAGCTTGCGGTGCCCTCAACTATTCGTCCACCATATTTGTCATCTGGTTCGTCTGACAACCCATCTCGCTCTACTGGTGCGATCGACCGCGTTACCAGTTCAAGCGGAATAGAGATTTTCTCTCTACACTTAAAAGTTCTTACAACCTTTCCATCATCAGTAATGGTTGTTCCTGCATCATTTTGCTCTAACAAGCCACTTATAGTGTCCATATTACCACCAATTCGCTAGGTATTTGCATACGGGCACCTCAAGGGTGTCAGGTAGACCGTAGCCTATTTCTATATAATTCGTCAAGTTACGTTATCCAATCAAAAGAATTATACTATTAGTTTAATGATTCCGCCAACCCACGGTCAACCTCTTGTTTTGTCCACAAAACAATCACACATCGGCACCGAGCACCACAAACTGTTCCCCCGCCCGGTTCAACTTTTAATGAGGTTAGTGGCCTAAATCCAGCGTTACCCTCAACCACACAAGTTGGGCATGTCCGGTTATCGCCAACTGATACCCATTCATAATACCATTCAACCCGACCGTCTTCTGTAGTCGCTGTGCCAGCTGCAATCATCCCTTCCCGAAATAACTCATTTGCCAACGCAACAAGTTTGCCAGACCAGTTAGATATACGAAATTCGTTCCTATCAAATATCTTTGCTGTAATCTCAACGGCAGTCTTGGCGGCGATCCCGGCTTCCGCACCCTTCGGCGTTGTAATATTAGGCTGCTCTGGATCTGTTCTTGTCTGCAAGTCAGACAAGTCTTTGCCTCGAGTTAATGCATCTACCATTAACATAAGTTCTGTTTTAATTACACCAAGCATACCCTCTGGGTTTGATAACCAAAACATGGCATCATCAGCATACATATCTGCACGCTCATTCCACATTTCAAATAAATCCTGACCAGCATACTTAATTACCGCAGACTGCGAGATAGCCGCTGCCTCTCGATATAATGGTCTAGTAACAATAGACCACTGTGTTACTAACTTATCAATAAGTTTGGCCAACTCTCGTTGCACCAAGGGTGCTGCATACTGATCAATGGCCCCATCAATATAATGTGCACTAATAACCGACATGGCCGAATCTCTGGCCTCTAACCAAAACGGCGTAACTGCTCGTTTATAATTAATAGTGGTCCAGCCTAATGAGTTTAGATCCATTGATCTGTAGCCACTAAACTTACCTTCTGGTTGCCATTCGCTTGGGAGATCTTTTTCAAACTCGTTAATGTTTGCTTTGCGAATTTGGTGCCCAACTACCTGTCCAGTTGATTCTGTAACCACTTCGCCGGGTGCATCCTCATCCTCTATTGGACCCGGTGACACCTTCCCACCATCTGGGACAACATCAAGCGGCTCGATGACCAAGCCGCCTACTGGACCCTCGGTAATCAATACATCCAATGGAATTGGACCCTGTGCGGTGTCAACCGTCGTTACGTCGCCATTAACTATAGGCAAGTAGCCCATTTCTTTTCTGACTTCATTTCTAGTAAGGACACCAATTCCAATAAGCCTTTGGTACTTTTGGGCTAACAGTTGAGCATCTTCCGCTGTTGGCCTCATCCCTCTATCAAACTCAAATGTTACAAGTCTTGCTAACTCTGAATCTCCAACAACTAGTGGCAAAATACGAGTATTGATTTTTGCTTGTATCATTTCCAACATTGGCGTAACCAAGTGTGATGACGACACATCAATCTGCACTTGCGCCGTTGCACGGGGCATTTCATCTGATGCACCCATCTCTACCGGCATAACTCCAAACACTCGCCACACTACTCGCCTGATTTGATCAATCAGTGTCTCAAATTCCAAGTCTTTAGGTGTACGGCGCAACTCTACCCATTTTGCACCAGCACCGGATGGATCTGGTGTAGTCAGGACTCGGATCTTTGTATCCTGCCCTTTAAGGTTAGTGAAATCCGAGCGGGCCTCTCTAGCCGCATTACCGGCAAGCCCAGTCAACACCAAGATTCCGGGTGGTATCTCATCAGCATCATAGGCAAGCATCAAGTGCTCTGACGAACGCATCAATGTGATTATTTCATTCACAATGGATTCAATCAGTGGATTACCATAACCGGCAGATGCATTGTTTGGAAACAATTGGAACATTACCAATTCAGATGGCTTAAACGTCGGCCTGTTATCTGACTCATACGTTGTGCCCGTCATATTGTCCGATCCACCGGGAACAGTCTCTTGCTGATATTCTATCAAACGACCATGCTCATCTATTACTGGCCTAATTGAAGAACCTAGAAGTGGAACCAGCTCTTGAAGCACACCTTTAGAATCATGTGCTAATTCAATAACTCCAGCATCATATACGAGCAGGTCTGTCAAAACCGCAGTCATAATATCTTGCCATGTGTCACCATTTTTATTTGGTGCCGACATAAAACGCTGGCAACGGGCAGATATTTCTGCTGCTTCTAAATAGTATTCACTATTCGGGTCTACTGTAGGACGTACCGTCCAATCAAATGTGGCCACACGACGAACTACAGAATCAATACAGGCCCGAACATCCGGCGTCCTACGATAAACAGACCAAAGCTCTGCATCCGATAAATATCTATCTGGACGAACATCACTTAAAAATGGGGTATCAATACTGTATAAATTATTATTCGGAACGATACCCTTACGTTTTCTTATCTGGGGATGACTTAACCATCCACCAACAGATGGAACGTCCTTCCTTCTAACTACCGTAGTACCTGTACCAATAATACGGGCCATTCTAACCCCCAAACTATTTAACTATAACTTATCTACGCAGAAAAATATCCACCACCACACTCGCTTACATCATAAGCGATTCTGTCATAAATACCAGCATGTCGGTAGTGGTCCGGTGCCTTGCCCTCGGTCCAGACAATCCTACTCTTATTCTCGTTAAGCACTCTGACCGGCGCGCGCATTTGCTGTGACCAACCCAAAACAGTCAATGCGTCTTCTGGAAAGATTCTCGCACCATCTTTAATCTCATCAAATGTAGCATCAAATACCTGCGTCCTATCTACGGTTACAACTCGAGTTTTATAATTTAGCTTCATACCATACCGCTGCTGACCAACACGGGGCGTTGGGTGATACCGACATAGCCACACTTGGCAATTACCTTCTGTCTGAAACAAATCCCGAAGCTCCTGTGCCTTTCTCGTTTCTGGCATCGCGTCAATTACGCAACAGTCCACATGGTATCGCCTAATAATATCTGCAATTTCATTAAATGTTCGTACTGCACCAATATGTTTAGCTGTTCGGACAGTCTTGCCGTTTTCATCCTCACTCACAATGCTCAAAGCAAAATTTAATACTGAACCAACATCCACTCCAAGCGTAACGAGTCGTCCCAGATAATCTGAACCACCACCATAATCTAACGATTCACCGATAGATGCATTGTTTAACATCTCCATTGTAAGCCTAGATCCACTAAATTCAAATGGAACCCCCAACACCGATGTATAGAAAGTGGACAACATCTCACTGTGTCCTTGCGCACTCATCCATTCCTTAAATAATGAGCGCAGATTTTCTGATGTAACATCTAATCGGCTAATCGTATAGCCACGCCAATGCTCTTCTGTTTTTTTAGCGACCCAACACCCCTTTGCGGCTTCCCGATTAATTGGTTCCTTACATTTGATACAAATTGGCCGCACCCTACCATCACCGAAGCCCCTGTCTGTGTCTCGCAGTTGCCAGTCGCCCCTATCGTTCTTTTCGATTATATTTGCAAACCAATCAATCGGTTGCCAATGATTGCAGTGATCGCACTTGGTAAACCACGACCGCTGGTCGGTATGCTCATATAATCTAGATACACCCACACGAGGCATCGTTGGGTTTCCTAACCTAAACATCTGTGGTGCTGTCGAAGCACGGAGTCGGTCTTTTGCTTTCGCCAAGTTTGCTGGATCACATTGATCAAATTCATCAATAACTAAAATATCAGCGGAAAATTCAATAAAATCAGAAACGGTATTGGAACCAAGAAACATCATTGCCCCATTACCAAATCTTTTTAGCTTTAAGTTACCGGAGCCTTTACCATCGACTCCAGCCCTTGCCTTATACGCCGGTACGGTCTGCAATAATGGGTCTATTCTGTTCTGAACGAATCTATCTCTAATTGTGAATGTTGGCAGCACATAGGCACAAATTTTTCCGGCCCACCCAGCCCTCTCAAGAATTAGTTGGATAAACAGTTCCGACAAGCCTGTCTGCACCGCCTTGCGTATATCTGCGCCAGGAAGTTTGGGAAGATCTGTATACAGTTCTACCAAGTAGGGCTTGTCCTTAAAAGACATCGGTGCCCCACGAGTATTCTGGTGTGTTGTCATGGCAAGGTGGAACAGTGGATAACGATTTACTACTTGCGACATTAACGAATGGTATGCATTAGAATCCACTATACCCCCAAAATACGCACTGGTTCGGGCTTATCGCCAATCACGCGCCAAACCTCATAGTGGTGTCCATTCTCATCTTTATATACTTGAATACACAAACCAGCACGCCCAACAAAAGCCGTTCGTGATGCTGCCATCCGTGCAACTTCCAGTAGGTGCGAAAGTGTTTTCACATCCACATAAAACCGCACATCCCTACCTGCCTCTGGTCCACCAAACACCGTTTCCCGCACAAGCTCATGCTGGTTGGCTCGTTGCAGCGGATTATGATTTACTTTTAGCTGATACTTTGGATCTAGCGGATTCGACATATTTTCTCCCTTTCACGCTGACGCATTTCAAACTTTGAACGCATAGGTATATCAATACTATTCGGTGCTTCATTCCCGAACACATCCCACCCATCATCACTGTCTCTCGCAAACATTTCCAGCTTATTTTGGGTTGGAAACATCTTGCTTATTAATTTCCTAAAAATTTTTGGCTTTACGCTATGGGCACCCTTCTCTATCGAATAGTGCTGCCGAACATTCTGGGCACCTCGCGGTTTTGGAATGTTTCCACGTTTGCCGACGAGTACCAGCTCGCACATTGGCATTGTGTATTTTCCAAATGCGGGACGCTTCTTGTTCCAGATAAAGGCTATTGTTCTATACTTAAAGCCCCAAGCTGCCATTAACTCCAACGAATCCTCGAGCAAGGCTCCGCTGCTCCACATAAACAACAATGAGTTGTCGTCAGAAATACCTTCTACATTCATACGCTTCATTTCATCAAGCGGCATCGTACAATATTCTTGTTGCCCCATAGTTGGGGCTGACGGTCTACCATAAGACCACGGGGGATCTGCATAGATAACCCCGTACTTTTTCATGACCGGGCCACTACTGTTAAACCATTATTGTTATCAAAATGTTCTTTGATAAACCACTCTTGGTGCAGTTCCATAAATTCGTACAACGCTGGCATTAATCCACGCCCCTTACTGTTACCCATATCAGTAAATCCATAAATTTGCGTATCATGCAATATAATATACTTTGAAACCTTGCTTCCATGCTTGGCAAGTTCGGCCTGTAGCTGCCCATAGCTATGATGAGTATCAATGAATAGCAATTCAGTCTCTTCAATCTCCACCTTACGGGTATCACCAAGAATAAATGTATAATTTATCCCTGCATCTTTAGTAACCGAATTTAGTAACTTGTGATCTCCACCAGCAAATGCCGGATGCGTAATATCAATTGAAACCATCTTCTCTGGTCTGCCAGCAAGCAGCCCATAGGTACTAACGATCGACCTCACTCCCATTTCTGTCACATGAGAGCACTCCTCCGCATATCTCTTTAATGTAGGAAGATGCTCGTTAATATCACTGCGCTGTTTGCATTTCAATTCATATACTTCATCAAGATTCATTTTTCCCCTCACCGGAAGTTTTAAGTCCGTACCCATCACGGAACCAACCGCGACCCTTTAAGATGAAACCAGACGCACTAATCATCTTACGGGCCTCTCCCGCCCCACAGTCTGGACACTGTGGGTCCGCATCTCCGAACTTCATTAGCTTTTCAAAAGCAGCATTACACGACGAACACCTATACTCGTAGATCGGCATTAGTCTTCCAGAACACGGAAAATACCAATGGCGTCCTTCCAATGATCTCTGGGATCAATATAACTCTCGAGCAACTTCACATTATCTACCCAAGACTCCAGAGCTGGGTACGCACCCGATAAGAACCTCCATCGGTCTGGACGACAATGCTCATTGCCAGAAGAAGGCGTACAAATATAAATCAAGCCACCGGGCTGAACGACCCGCGCCATTTCCTTAAAGGTTTCCCAAAACGCCGCATCATGCTCGAAGCAAGACGTGGAAACAACCACATGAAACTCATTATCCTCAAACGGCATCGAACCATGCGTGGAAACAACGTCCACACCCGGCCCCTTCCGTATATCTAAACCCACATACTCGTAATAAGGTATCTCGGATAGATTCTTAAAAAGTGGCCTCAAAGTACCATTTACATCATAACTACCAACATCAAGTATCCGAACCTTTGGACGATCTTCTGTTGGAGTAGTTGGACCCCGCTGACCGGCCAACTCTGCTAAATACTTGCCATACTTTACCGCAAACTTATTTGCGTTCTGTTTCGCAGAACCATGCACACCGCTCTCCAATCATTAAAGCTGATTAACAACTAGAGCTTCTTTAGCTCTAACAAGATCACCATAGGTAATAGTAAACTCACCCCGGCAACATATAACAACATCTGCGTGGTCTTCATCACCCGGTTGCGCCATGTCTGCAAACGGACGCAGAGCAGTCACCATATAGTCTTCACTATTATTTGAAGCAATCGAAAATACCGTCTTCGGTGTTGTCTTTTTCCGTGCCATTACATCCTCCTATACAGGTGCATAGTAACAGATAATGGCAACTAATCAAACTTCACAATTGTTATCTACATCCGCCACCCAATCGGCCATTCGTTCAACGACCGCCGTGGTGTTCCTGTAAGTTTTAATCTTAAATTCTCCGTCTACAAACTCTACTTGTATCCAGTTCTCATTGTCGATAACCACATATACCTTCTCCACTTGGTCGATATTCTTTACATCAGTTTGAACCTTCATATTATTACCCATACTATTCTCCTCGTAAGTCCTGTAGTTGTTTTTTTAGTTGCTCTCTATTTTCTCCGTAATGGAGTTCTCGGTGGTGATTGGCACAAACGCAAACCATATTCTCCATCGTGTCTGGACCACCTTCCGCCATCATAATCAAATGGTGAACCTCTACATACGGTAGACCATCTGGCTTAATAAAAAGCTCTACCGCACAACCATCGACCTCACACGCGTAACCAGCTCGCTTCTTAACCAAATCGACTAACTTATGGTTTCTCTCGTAACCACGCTCAACAACACGAGACTTTCTACGCGGCTCTAGGTTCTCCTCCAGTTTTGCTAATGCTTCAAGGTTGGCTAGAGTTTCGCGCCCCTCCTCTGTCAGAGCTATCCGCGTATCACCCTCTGGCTCTTGCGCAAAATTACGCATAATAAACTGATCAACGAGAAAGGCCCACCTCTCCAATGCATCTGGCGCATCAGCATCGAAGTCCACAGTTTCACCTGAAACAACCTGCGCACCATCAGCCCCATCGTACTCCACTCCAAGAGCAAGGGTGCCGGGTCCATGAAACTCTGGCGTAGCATAAACAGACACCCCAGAATACTCTGGGTTAATAAGTTCAATTGTCAATATCTCTGGGTTGAGTGTTGGCACCCATCCCTGAACACCACCACTGGACAAAATCGCATCCGTTAATGTTGTAACTCCACTGACTTGCTTACTAGCAAGCATAACCGGATCGCTATTAACAACATCCATCTGAATTTGGTGTTTCGGAGCGGGAAAAACACCCTCTGGCTCATCATCGTCTTTATGCCACGACACGCCGGTAACATTACCCTCGTCATCCGTCATAACATTCACTTTGCCGTCTGGATGATTATTTCCAAAGTGCTCTGTCATAAAATCTATCAGTTCGTCTGGCTCATAACCACGATCGGATATATCCAAATATAAAGTCTTATCCTCATCATCTATTGCAATATTTTCCATTGGAATATCCAGATCACGCAGATCTGGCTTTTCCTCTACCACGTCTGGCAAATGACCCCTTCTACGGGCACGACGTTTAGCAAGCAGCCTATTCCGTCGCTGCATTGCCTTATCTGCCCTAGAGTTCGGATGCTCCGCACCCATACCCGCCTCCTGCACATTAAAACCCTTACTGCCCCTCCTTTGAGCACGGTTACCGCCTCCACGCTCATTTGCTTGACCAGCAGCACCCCTCTTCATTAAACCGCCCCCCTCGCTATCCCTCTTCCTACCTACAGCCCTTCGTTTTCCCATCAGTACACCTCATTCTCGTCTGGAAACACACGTTCCGGCTCATACGCACCCGGTCGTAACTTCACTGGCTCCAAACCCTTTGATACCCTGTGAACCTCATTCCATAACTTAAAACAACCACGACAGACCGGCTCACGCTCTCCGTTCACCCTTAACGACGGAACCAGCTCTGGATTGAAGGAAATGGACCGCTCACACGACACACAAAACCCATGCATTATCATCCAACTCATTTAACGACCCCACTGCATAGCCATAGCTTTGGCAATACCCACATACGTCTCTGACCGTATCCTCCACCTATCTTCCGATGGACCCAACACATTCTGACCACTCAATGTCTGATTGTCCCATACACCACATTTTGGGATCTTTAGAACATTCGTTGGCTGCAACGGCGGCAAACGCTTTAACCACAAACCCGTTTTCTTGGAATGAGGATGACCGAACTCATACGGATGGATATACTGGTCTGGTGGCCTAATCGCTGTTGAAATACGTCCTACAGGATTCTCAATACATATTCGGCCAATAGGCGCGTTCATCAAATGACGAACAAACTTTAATGCCTCTTCCGTCTTATGGCTCCGACCAAAACGACGCTTATTCCAATGTAATCCACTACCAGACAAATAAGTGCAAGGCGGATGAGCTATCATCAAATCCCAACCCTTATTTAGTACAAATCGTACATCACACTTGAGATGAGGACCGCCAACCACGCTTGGAAGCACATCGCAAGACCAAGCATCATGGCCACGCCGCAGAAATTGATCTCGCACAATCCCGCTGGATTCACATGCAACCAATACCCTCACAACGACTCCAAAAAAGAAATTTGCGGGACGGCTCGCTTCAAACAGCTTACCTGACGACACCCGCAATTACCGGCGTACTCTCTCGGCCCCCAAATGATTACAAGAACCGTAACTGGTGGCAGGGGTTAGGGACTCGTACACAAAGTTTTGGAATAGCCACCCCACACATTCGATAATAAAACAATTACTTTGCTGCATACTTATTCTTACGTTTGTTGACGACCCTATCACACTCTCGCTTCGCCGCTTTGAGGTTATAGGTGCCGCCGCCTCCTACCCATCTATCATTCGTTGGAATTTCAGAATGGTGATCCTTGTCCAACCATAAATGATAGGTGGCCGCGCAAAGGCCATTACCGATCGTAATTGTCGCTCCGATTACTTCATTGTCGGTTTCATACTTCTTTTTATAAACCATGTTTCCATAGCCATCATCAGTGCCGCGACTCCATCGCCCAGCCATAACTTCCTCCAAGTCTGGTTTGAACCACATGAGGGACCACCACCCTGCGTAGGAAAATTCCCACAAGTGGACACCTGTGCAGGGTTGGTGGCGGTCCTATACCCTATAAATCAGGAAACCGGACCTTTTGCAAGCCATGACTTTATGCTTTGGGGATCTATCGCTAATCTTACCATATGGACCCCAACTTTCGACTCAATCCTACCGGTCCAAGTCTGGGTCACACGGTCCACCCAGTTCGGGCCGGGGTTCAACACGTCCCTCAATGGACCAATCTGACCCCAACCAGCCCCATTAATACTTCCCACAGCCTCTAACGTCAGAATCTTATCCGTCGCCGGATCATAATCCAAAACTATCAAACTATGACCACCACTAGAGGTAAAATACTGCAACAAGTATGCACCCTCACCGGGAGCCGTAGTACCCACACCCCACTGGAGTATTACCCTCGGACCCCAGTTCGGCACCACCGGAACAGAACCACTGTCACTTGTGGAAACCATCCACAACTTCCACTGCTCACTTGTAAACGATACACCCTCAAAAGCATACGCCAACAACCAAGAAGTAAACTGCACGCAATTCGTCCACTCATCACCAATATTACGCAAACTCATTCCCGGTGGATTACTCGGACACTGGGCATCGCTTAAACGATACTCCTGCGGCAACATCTGTGGAAACAAGTCAGCCACCACTTGGAAGTCTATCGGCAAACCTAAATCCACACCACCACTACGCAATGCATCCCAAGTCTTCGAACCCACAACACCATCCGCCACTAAACCACTAGCAGACTGAAAAGACTTCACATTCGCTTCCGTTCCCGAACCAAATACACCATCCACCGTCGTCCGATAACCACTCTCGGTCAACAACGTCTGGCACTCCTTCACCTCTATACCACTGTCACCCTTACGCAATACCATTACCAACTCCTCGACACTAGCAAACCACCCACCGAACCAATCACACATAAAAGTATATCCCACCAATCAAATGTACCACGGAACATAGATAGACTTTGGAGGACTTCAATACACCCTACAAGGCATCCCGGCAGTAAAACCGACCCAAGGTATATCCAACCCCCCTCGGATCGCCACAAACGGCAAAAGAATCCCGTACAGGCATATACCCATACTCCTAGAGGCAAACTATAAACGAACCACAAAGGAAATAGGCTCCTATACGGATTCGCCAACTCCCTAACCCAACTCAATACACCGTCAGGACGGTAGCACCCCACCGCGCCCATTACTTCAAATATGAGCAAATGGTCTGGACGCCACAATAAATAGATAATCGACCCCAAACAAATTGGGATAACACAATTCCAAAGGAAAAATTTTCTATTTACAGGCAAAACGTAGAAAGGAGGACAAAACCCCCCACGGCGTAGATGGTGACCAACACTTTAGAATCTAAATTAAACATGGAACCTCCTAAATAAATTTAGCTATCAGCCCGGTTACGGAAAGCACCAGACCTATATAGGCCAAACGCTTCGCACGGGTCGCGGTACTGTATGCGTCTCCCAAGTTATCCCGTTTGATTTTGTAATCAAAATGTTGGAGCGGGCTTAATTTGGGTATGGCTTCAAAGAAGTCGGGACAATCACGCTGTTCGTACTCATCTTGTCGCGCCAAACGGTGCTGATACCACAAACAGACCCCAGAATACTTATTTTCATGGTGTTCATCGGGGTATTTATTATATAGGCCACATCGACCACATCTAGCCATTCTATTGCCCCATACACGGTATCAAGCTCTCACCTGCGTCGGATACTATCACAACCGTATTGGGGAGTATACGGTCTACTACCCAACCATCTGCCAGCTCTAACCCTTCACTAAAGGCTCTACAATGCGGAATGTCACCAAATAAGAGGTAGGACTCCAAAGGGGAGTGGCTATGAGGGCTACAGTTTATGAGAATAGTCATCATGGTTAGGATTAGGAACATTTGCATTACTCGGAGGGTAGGGAGAGGCGGCTACATATATCAGCCAACAGCAACATCTTACAAGTAATGGGATGACGCCAAATGTAAACACCCACCCTACTAAAACGTAAAAAGATACAACTAATGCTAACTCGAAAGATCCTATGTAGTCTGGGTTAGATGTGTACAAATTTTACCGGGGAAAAGATTAAAAATACCTTGGTCCCCCCACGGGGGACTATGGGGGAAGAATAATTTTATATAAATAGATCTTAATACAAATCATATATCTCTTAATATATCTTATTATATATCTATTATTCTCACAATGGGCATATCGACCTTTAAACCCCCATTATAAGAGGGGTAAATTATACAATTATCTCTAAAACAGGTTTAATGGATAAACTTATAAGGGGTATAGACTCACTAGGTCCAAAAATTTTAGAAAAAAAAATTCAAGACTCACTAGATGATAAAAAGTATGAAAAATCGGTCGGCAGGAGGTGTCCCTCAAATATCATATTCTTGGAATCATATTCTGTAGGGGGGAGAGGTGAGGTTCAACCTATGATATGAGGCATTACCTCATGTGGATTCTAGGGTCATCATATCTATTGGCAATGGCAACTATCATACTCTCCTGGCCCATATCATAGGTTGTAAGGTCATTATCATAGGATAAACCCCTATAAAATAGGCCAAAATCATAGGGCATAGGCGGTCCAAAGTGGGCATATACCCTCATTAATAGGCATATCACCAACATCATATTCATAGGCACAAAGGGATATTCCTACTACAACCATTCATATCCTTTGAGCGCTCATGGTGTTTCTAGGGAACGGCCAATATCATAGGACTCCCCTCCACTATGGTGTGGGTCTACCCCATACAGGTTTCACCAATTCATATCCAATATCCAATAAACATAGGTCATAACTTCACTTTCATAGGCTAACTCAACCTTCCTATTCATAGGTACAACATACTCAATCTGTCATTCCTGGCCTACAACCTACATTTATTCCATACACAGGATTTCAAACCATATCCTACCATCGGCAAAAGTTGGCTAGGTAATTACCATATCATCAAAAGGAAAATAATTTTCCTATTATCGGCTCCCATATCCATACTCTCAATTCTATAAAAGGGGGCTGGCATATGCGGCATTGTACCTACAAAATCGGCTATTTGGCTCAAAATTTTAATATCTATCAAACGGCTATTAATACCCTTCCATCCATGTCAATACTCGGTTCAATCATATTCATACCATCAACCTCATATCTCATATTCTCACCATACAATCCCCCACCTACCAACACCAATAAACATACCCTTTACAGGCTCACATTACCCCCTGGAGGGACTTCACCGGCAATCTGCGGGTCTGGGCAAGGGTAAACCCCTTGGACGGCTTCTGGGGGCATTCTAGGGGCTACAATCGGCATGGTTGGTTTGGTGGGTCAATATACAGGATAGGATCGGTCCATATCCATACTCGGATCGGATACCGGATCGGATCGGATCATAGGGCTAGGGTCCACGGAATAGGGGATACAGGCTATCCCTAGGATCATAGGGACCGGATACAGGGAAACCCGGCACCATAGGATAGGGACCGGGTTCATAGGGCTAGGGATCGGATCATAGGGGATCGGATCGGATCATAGGGATCCCCAAACCAAAATACCCCTATCCGGTTAGGGATAGGGGTACTGGGGATCGGCTAGGCTATCGGGTTAATCGGTTACACAACTCCACACGGATAATAGGATCAGGAAGGTATAAAGGCTTGGCAGGGTAATCACAAGGTTAATCATAGGGTACTCCAATAGGGGCTAGGGGTGGCCCCTACCCGGTATTGGGTAGGGGCTAGGGGTTAGGGGTTATTACTTGGCTAGGGATTCACGGGAAACCAATTCCCATACCAACAAACCATTGGGATCAATTGGGGTATCCTTATCGGTGGGATTGGTATTCTCTACGGTCCAAACCATATCCTTCCCGGTTCCAAATAATCCCTTGGTGGAAATGGAATACAGGGCTTTATGGCCACTATTGGCTCTCTTACCGGGTTCTTTGGTAGGGTTACCAAAATACTCTTTATATTTCACACAGGATACGGGAAACCCACGGGCCAACATATCGGCATGGGAAACCATAATACAGGTTTCACCGGTATCACCTACCAATTCGGTCAATAGGGATACAACCCGGTCTAGGAATTTTGGCTTCGGGGTATTTTTCCGGATTTTGGCTACTTTGGCCTCAATTACCTTCATGGCAAAATCCCATACATTGGTGGGATCATCGGAAAACTTACCTATTCCCAACTCATTACAGGGACCGGCATACTTCATATCACCATAACGGGTAACCTTGGAATACAGGGGATCGGCTACTAGGGCCGGTCCAAAATTATCTCGGGTCCAATCGGTGGATTCACATATGGCGGATACAATATCCTCAATTCGGAAACCGGTTAGGGCTAGGATTAGGGTAGGGGTTTCAACTTTTTTATTGGCTTTGGCCATTTCATCACTTCCTTTCAATTTGGGATCATTCCCAACCGGTCGGGACTCATTCCCTATCGGCACAACCATAATAACCGGATATGGAAATAATTCATAAACATAACTAACCGGAAAATCATACACCGGGAATAAACATAGGGAGAACCGGCAATATCATCGGCTCAAAATAATTCTTTTTTTTATATATTCCAAGGATCACCTCAAAATATCCAATTTTTAATCGGCCTATTCCATAGGATGTAACTACAATATCCTTTGGCACCACGGCATTTCAATCCAGGCTATTCGGTTATATGGTAGGAAGGAAGGGGATTTATCGGGATAGGGTCCACCAGGTATCCTATTAATTCGGGTATTGGATGGGGGCAAAATCGGATCGGCTCAAAATCGGGCCATTCATACCTCTATATATAGGGACAACAAAATCATACATACCCATTCTGGCCATATCATAGGGTCTAACTACCATACCTCTGGAATGGATGGATATTCCATATCCTAGGATCTCGGATCATAGGGGATCGGATCAAAATCATAGGATCTCGGATCTTTCATATTTTGGATTTCAAAATCATAGGATCTCGGATCTCAAAATATCAGGATCTCAAAATCATAGGATCGGATCAAAATCATAGGATCGGATCAAAATCATAGGATCTCGGATTTTCAATATCTCGGATCTCGGGATCATAGGATCGGCCAAAATCGGATCGGATTTCGGTCGGAAAAATTTTGTCCCGGTCATGGAAAATATTGTCCCAACCTCCAAAATTCCTAGGATTCACATTAAGGGTACTAGTGGCACGGTCAAGGGAAAATCCACCCTTAAAGGATATTCTAGGGCCACTAGTGACGAGGCAACCGGCCCAAAACCGAGGCTGCATAGGAATGAAGTTGTCCTCTTTTTCTGGGAGAAAATAAATAAGTTTAGCGCTTAATAAAAACGTTTACGTTTTTATTATTCATATTCCTAAATCCAGGCCCCAGCTCTCTTTTGGAAAACTTTTGAAGTTCTCTGTCGGACAAAATCCGAAGCGCTTACAAATTCACCGAAGGCGAGCGCTGAAAATAAATGACGATGAAAGAAAAAATATGCCGTCACGGTGAAGCTGTGCCCCGTGGCAGAGCGCTCGAGCGCTAACCAAGAAAACGAATCCAGAAAAAGAACCTCGATTTAAGTTGGCTAACCAAATTTGAGCGGCCAGCTTTTTGGCCAAGTTTTGAGCTGGCGTTTGAAGTTTGCGTTTGTCGAGTGCGTGTGAGTGTCGCCGCGTGCGCCGCGCGTCGTGTTTGGCCAAGTTTTAAGTGGAGTTTGTATTAAATTAAATTAATAATACTCAATACTATATATAATATATAATACATTATAACTACATTATAGTAAGTTTTGAAAGTCTCTCACTCACCCCCATTAAAGTTGACACTCAACTCTGCTCATACCCTTACTTAAAGTGTATAGGTTTTTTAATTTTAAGTAATGGCACCGACAAATCATTTTAATTTTCACCCTACCCCTAACCACCAACAACCAGTCAAAACCTCACCACGGGGCCGTTAGGCGGCCGATACGGTACAAGTACGGGCACCCCACTCCTCCTACCCCCTCCTACCCCCTACCCTACCCTACTGGGTACGCCTCCGACCTATATACAGAATTTGTTATGGTTTTTAGCTTGGAGCGTATTGGATATTGAAACTAGGGGGGTATAAAAGACAGGGTGTTGAGGGGAAGGCGACCATAATCACATTATCCGTGTGTACAGCGCGGTTAAAGTGAACAACATGGGCATGGTTGTCTATCCCCCCAACACTGTGGCCATACCCCCGTATAAAGATCCTATCGGCACACCCAACCTTCTATTTAACGACAAACATCACTGTTAAAGAAAGCTGGTGGTCCGAATATATAGGTATAGGTATACATATACTCATTCAGGATTTTTTTTGAAAATCAAACCCCCGAAGTTCGAAAAACGAAACTAGGGGGGTTAAAATAGGTGGTTATTCGAGGTTTAGTTTAGTATGGGTGCTCTTCACGGAAGTAATACGGAATACCTACACGTTCCCCCATTACTTGTATAGTTACATCAGTCTCTACTAGAAGTCCGTTGCAGCAAAGGTCACCGAGGTAATCTTCTACGATTTCCTCTAGGGTTTCGTATCCCTCAACGGTATCTTCGTTTATCCCACAAAGAAACTCAACCGCATCGTCGCGGTCAGACACAAGATCAGGCTCCTCCCGCTTTAGCAGGATTACTAACCCTTCTACGATTTGATCTATATTCGCCATGTATTGGTGGTGGTACTTATCGACTCGGTAACCACCATTTACGACGGAGCCACCGCTATGGGCGTTAATGGTTTCCAACGCCGCACGAAATACTATTGTCCGTGCCAACAAATATGGGAGTCCAGAACCTCCCGGTTCAGCATCGACCTTCACACTATCTTTCCAGAGATTTTCCTGGGCATAGTTGAGGGTTCTATCTTGTAACGTTTGTACGGGTCTAGACATATTGGTTTCCCCACCACTGACGAATCATCTTTGCATCTTGAGGAGTTACTGTTTCTCCTGAAATGCTGGAAGAGTTCCCTTCGTGCAGAAAATAGTCTGGGATTATTGGTCCCGATGTTAGTTGGTGTTTTATGCAGAAGCGACACAGGGTAATGTAGTCCACTGTCCCGTAAGCGTCGTACTGCCGCCTTATCTCAAGTGCATCCGGCAACCCCGTAAGTTGTCGGATACCTTCAATGTCATCGACCGCCGCATTGGTTACCCTTTTCGGGTGGAGGTAATGCGATCTATAAGGCTCATTTAGTTCCAACGCTTTCTGTACGTTGGAAAGAATAAAGTACTCCATAGGGTCTATCCTGTACTTTATCTCCTGAACGTACTCTTCAACGAGGGTTCTATCTTGTAACGTTTGTACTGCTCTAGACATATCATCCTCCCACAAATGAGTGGCTACCAACCACAAAAGCGTTCATGAATCCCTTATCGTTACGCCAATCTTTATGGACTTGATTAATAGCCCATTGTAAGTCATGCATCCCACCCCATGACTGGGTTACCGTCATCAGAAACAGTAGGCCATTGGCCCGTTGTCGGCTGACGCGGCCGTCAAGTGGGAGCATCGTCATCTTCTTCAAAAAGTAGTGGTGTAGGTTTTCGCAGTTATTTTTCTGGATATAGCCGTCTGGACCCACCTCGAAAGTGAATCCATCCAAGGGATTCAGTCGGCGACAGGACGGGACATGCTCTCCGTGGAAGGCCATATCATAGACTTCCCAATTTCGTAGTACTTCTGGTTGTAGCGACATAGTAGTCGCAATATAAACTTCACGAAGTAGCCGTGGTCGTAAATCGGGTAGCATAAAAGTCTTTATACAATCCGCCTCATAACCATATCCGTTACGTCGGATCTCCCCAACTAACCCCATAAGAACCTGCCATTCCGCATCTGCTGGTTCTAGGTCGTTAGAAATTACCCGGTATAGCGCAGACACAAGGTGTACCGTTTTATACTCTGGGTAGTAATGCATTACCTTATCGGCGCCCGACAAGGTAAAGTGGTCGGAGTTCATAACTAACTCCAAACTGTTTGCGGCCATTACGAACCGTGTGGTTTCCATATCCATCATATTCCTTCCTTTAAGTGCCTAAATGCACATTATTCGACACCCATCTCTGGGTGCCGAATCAAGTGGACTTACGCCTTCTGCTGACTCCAGAATCGGTTGTTGTGGAATACCACACACACACCGAGGAGCCGTTCCCAAAGCCCGAACAGCATCACCATATGATGTGGCTGCACGGGGTGTCCCGCTTCCGCCAGCTCCCTATAGATACGGGATTCATCCCCATCTAGATAGGCTCCTGTACGTTGGTGACTAAACAGGCGGGTAACCGCCGCATCAATTTCTTGTTGTGTCATCATTTCTCCCGTCACAGTCATAGTTCCATAATGGAGCTTTGTAATAAGCAAGGGTGTCATTACCCCATGCACACGAGGCCGCAGCAGCGGCACACTCGAGTCGAATCTCATTTTCCTCATCGCCGTCAGGAAACTTATTGATCCGACGATAATAATCATATCCAGCATTCTCGCAAAGGTTCACGAGGTTCTTATACTGGGATTCGCGGCCCATCTGGTCGATGGCATCCGGCATTTTGTATATGATAAAGGCCACGCCAATTACCAACACAACCCACGATTTGCTTTGGAAAAACAATCCGATTCGGTCTATACGCCTCATGACACCCCCAAATCATTTTGGTATGCCATCCAAACGTGTTCAGTAAGGAAACCTTCTGTGTAGAAGTGGCTCACCAGAGGAGCGGTGAAGGCCAGATCCTCTATGTTTTTGGCATGATTCGCCAAACTTCCTGGATATATCCGAAGCACATCTCCAGATATTGTTGGGTCACTAGAAAGTTCAAGTCGGGCTTCAACTGAAGCAAGACCCTTTGGGGTTAGCCATGCTGGTTCAACAACCAGAAGCCACTGGTGGCCATCGCAGTCATTGGCACGGAGTAAACAAACCTCTTGGATTAGTCTAGTCATTTCATTCCTCACAGTTACATTCTTCATTTCATTCCTCACAGTTACGTTACTCATTTTCTTCCTCACAGTTAGGGCATGGTCGATATGTAGTTTCGACCATATGGGTTTCGCACAGGGTCAACCCCGCACGATCCGCAATCTCAAACAACACTAATTGGCACAACGCCAGATCATTCTCGGTTTCCATCTGCTTTAGCCACTTCTCATCAGATAAGAGCTGGTCCTTTACTTCCGACAACTCCGTATCGAACTTATCTGCAATATAATATTCCAAATAATGGAAGTAACCTTTTTCGATTATATCGTTCCGTACCGACTCTGGCCGATCAATGAACTCTATCGAAGGGTCTATTTCATAATCAATATCGTAATGTTTTGGATAGGCTTCGACCGATTCGAAACACGGCCAAAAAATATCCCACTGCTGTTTATGGGATAATTTCTTACCCCGTTCAACAATGGAAAGCGCTCGTTTCATAACTTCCTCTTTAGACATCATGCCTCCAATGAAAGTAGGATTTGCAACAACTCACGACAATATTCTTTATCAATGTGCCATCGATCCATATCCACTTCATTTTGGATAAAATCAGAATGACTATTTCTGATCCGCATAAGCTCCGCCCCCACCACATGGGCGTAGGGATTAACCATTTCAGCTTCTGCAAGACTGATAGGACTCTTTAGATCCGGTGTGATTTTATCATAACCGTGGTGGTTCCACGCGCTGATGAAGCTCTCCAGCATGGCGATGCCTTCGGTATCGAACCCCATATCGCCAAGGTTATCATGCATCGCCCAAAATGATTCTTCGCAGAACTCCTCTAGGGACTTACTGCTCGGTCCTGGGCACGTTTCGTCCTCACACTGGCCGCCGCGAATATCATCGGCATCCGTTAAGCCGACCTTTAGGTCAGCAGAGCATACGATACATTTATGCCGATAGGATTCCATATAACCATCGAGGACGTATGCCTTGGCCGCGACAGGTAAATCCTCATAAATACGTGATATTACTTCATCTATTCCAAATAGGTTACTCATGTTTTCTTCCCTTATCCCGCGTTAATTGCGGATAATAACCCGTAACCTTATTCGGTTACGAGTTACTAACCATAATTAAATCGATCCTATGGCATCCATTGCAAGTTCCTGACTTATAGGCGGCAAGCTCCAGAGGAGCGCTGCAAATTTGAATTGGCTTTCAACCTGCGCCGTCCGTAGGTTGGAATAAAATTCCTCTTGGGCCTCTTGGTCGTGGTTAAACCAATATTCATCGGATGGATCTCGGTCATCATACCAAGCATCCAAGTCTACGAAATTCACAAATCCTTCCAGAACCTTTGGCTCTGGTGGGAGTTCCATTAAAAAACTACTACGCATCACTCACCTCCGATTTATTCACCCAACGGCGAATCATCCCCTCATAGGGATGGTAATATTCAATACGGATTCGCTCCGTACCAACTTCCAAAATATGCCCTCGGCGGTTGCCGAACATTACTGCATCACCACGCTTCATCGCTGGCTCCCAATGATCCGCACTGCGGTTTCCATATCTGTTGGGGTGGTTCCATGTGGAACCAACACCATTCGGGAGTCCCGATGGCGGTCGGTATTCCAAGTCACCGGTTCGAGGAGCCAAAAGGCACCATGAATCATCTCGGTTTGGTAGTTGTCATCATCAACAATCACTGAAAATTCTGTGGTTTTCAGTTCATCTTGGATCTCTGGGAGACATATATGGGCCAATTCACATACGGCCCAATTAATCGTTTCCTCATAGGAATTGAAGAGGTAATAATGGCCGTAGGCATTATCATACTCATCCAAATTACTATAATACTCATAAACGTCTGCCATCAGTTCCGCTACGAACCCTTGGATTGCCAGAGCTTCGGTTGGCGGGCAGTTGCCGTTCATCACGGCTACGAGGGTACGGGACACCAAGTCCCATTCGGCCTTCTCAAGATCATCTCCCTCCACCTTGTGGAGCAGGATGGAGGCGAGAACTCCTGGCCCCCACAGTTCTCGGACGGTATGGCCGTGGCTGCTTTCGGCTAAATATTCTTCGAGGATAACCCCCGAAATTTCAACACCTTTCTTCGTGGCTCGGCCACCAAAAGAGTACATACGGTTCTCAAAATGTTTCATTTTTTCATTCCTATTCTCATGTGGGTTCAACGTGGGTTTCAACTTATCTTCCAACTTAACACCCTATTTTACCATATAAAAACCAGTGGGTCAACCCCATAATTTCATAATACACTAGTTTTAACCCGGTTTTTCACCGACAGGCACACGTCTACCCTCCCTTTTACCCGATATGGTGGGGTTCAAGGCGAAGGAAAATTATGGTAGTTTATTACTAATGAATAAGAAAAACGCCGAAGATACAATTATCATATTGTAAATCCAGGTTAATGTTCTCATTTATTATACAGGAGCCACGGTCGGATTCTTCCGATTCAATTTCGGTAGGCCAGCTCTGGCTTTCACTATTTTCGATTTGAATTGGAATTTGTGATCGCTCGATCTGGGATCTTGAGCGCTCACTACGGTTGCGCTGGTCGATAATAAATGGCGATGGCATTTCCCTATTCATGAATCAAGATCCTTGTGGATATTCTAGTACATTTTGTTCGTCAGCCTCATCATTTTCTTCTTCCAGTAGCCACTCCAACGCTCTGATTGGGAAGAATACTACGGAAGCTCCTATAAATCCGCCAACAGCACCGATTACTGTTCCAATTATTAAAAGCATGAATACAAATGACTCTATCATTTTCACTCCAGTTGTTTTTAGTTTAAGTTTATGATTTCATAAAAAGAATAAAGAATACGACTCATAAGGGCACGTTTGCCGTTTGTTTGGGGAAGTTTTGTTTGTTTGTTTCTTTTTTCATTGTTTTGCTTTTTCCCAAACAATTCCAATTTCTGCCAAGCCAGTTGAGTGATGATGTTTTTCCCATCGTCTTTGTTTGGATTTTGAATTGTCTGGATCAAAACCAAACGCCCTTAACTGCCTTTCTAGCTCTGCTCTGGCTTCTGGGGTATCGTCAGTCAATCTCCCATCATTGAACCCCCACGGAAACTTAAAACCCGGTTCAAGACACCATAGGTGGTATTGGTTTGCTGTATCAGCCAGTCTGTCTTCCGCAGGAAATAGCTCACAGGCTTCCGCCATAGTACCGCACAGCTCATTCTTAATCCTCTGAAGGTCACGCCAATCTCTTATTGGCTCCCTATCATGTCGCTTTATACTCAAATGAGCCATGCGCGGCACATCAGGGCTAGTCGGTTCTGGAAAGTATACCATCACCTGATAGCGGCTATTTACCCAAACGTATTTGGTATCTACACCAGCTATACCCGTAACCTTTATTTGGTCAGCCTCACTAAACAGAGTCCAGTCGGGATCTGGCAGCGGTCTGTCTATCTTACCCTTACCAATAATTAGATGATACTCCTCACCCTGCGACGTAATGATAAGTTCGCACTCACTATTACTAAACCGCAGCTGGCGGCAGTTATCATTAAACGCATCTACGAGGAACTCCCCCATAAGAAAAGCAGCCGGGAACACATCCTCGAGTGTTCCCGGCTTTTGTCCAGAATTTTGTCTGGATTTTGTATGGGCCTCCCCCCCATTATGAACTAGGGGGGTATTTTTTCGCCTAGCCATCACTCCCCTCCAACAAATAAATCGACAGTCCAGTGCTTCAGATTCCTGATTGATACAATCTTGAACCGAAATGTAGTTCCAATAAACCGATTTGGAACACTACCTGGATACCAAGAAGGAACAAAATCAGACGGGAAACCATCGGTGTCAATACAGATATGGGTTCCATCACGATGGGGAAGCCATATAACCTCACTTCCAACCCCGAAGTTGTCTTCAACTCCGTGGATAACCATAGCATCATGGTACAAATCACCATGATAGCTTTCTACACCCTTTGCAAGTTTTACCATTATACCAAACAGACTATTGGCATAGCATCGAGCCGATGGCATATTGGATATGTAAACCGGCTCCATGACCTCTTCGAATAGCTTTCCATCCGAAAACGCTCTCGCATGGGCTTCTTTATTAAGCTCGTAGTCTAACGCCGCACACGCTAAATTTGCTTCGTTACCCATCCAAAACACAACAGCACCACCGCATGTATAGCTACATGATGAATCGCTATTTACAATCGGTTGTCCTGATGTCAGGGCGTCCCGCCAATATATATTTTTACTCGTACTCATTTTCTTCCTCCTACTTCCAGAAAAGAGCCACAGCTTGTGGCCCAAAGTTTTCAGCAATCAAATCTTCCTGTCTTCCGCATCGTCTACAAATTCGCTTACCAGTGCGGCTATAAACATGATCTGTCATGAACCCCATCTTCTCATGTTCAAAACATTTCTTATGTTCACAGACATAAAGCACTTCCTTTACTCGTCCCACACCGCCGCATCGGAGCTTCACCTTAATACCGTGCGGATGGGACTCGGCTTTCGTCCAAATTTCGGAAACCACGCCCATATCATCTTCATGTTTGCGGTGATCATGTATGACAACATGTGCTCCAACCAGAATCTCGCTTCGCTTTGGATATTTACTCATCACGCCCCCAATCAATATTCCAAGAGGTCAATCATTGCAGAAAGCTGGTGCAGCACCGGGAGATCCCTAACCGCACAGTGGGCGGTGCTTGGCATAGTTGCTTCCTCATCCCCGATGATGGCACGCCAATCCTCTACATCTGTTCCGTCATCACATAGTATTTGCGACAGGATCGTCATCGAAAATAGCGCTCTTACGGTAATATGAACACGCTTAAACCCCACACGACTGGTGTTGGTGATCCAACCAAGGAAGGTTGTCGAACACTCCTTGGGGATTGTACGATTATCAAACAACGAAGTAGCCAGCTCCTTATAGGGGGCGTACTGCTCAAGGTGGTCATCCGAAATCTCTTCCGCCACCAGTTCCGCCATCGCTACGATAAACGTAACGGGAAGCCAAATAGTTAATCTTGTAGTTCCAGTCATTTTTCCTCCAAATTGTAAGAACTTCTTTACCTTACACTCCATTCTACCACAAAATCGGTTAGAATACAAGGGTCTTTTCCCAGAATTAACCAGTTAAATCCAGGTTTTTCGTTAGGCTTCTGGCATCCCGCTAGGACAGAGAAATGGAGCCTCAAATCCCGCATCGGACAACATGGAGCCGAGGGCCATCAACATGACAATCGGTCCCTTTAGGTACACAAGGTGGTGCCCGTCTATCCCATTGAAGCCAAAGTCAATTGTAATATCGAGCTGGTTCAAAACCACGTCAATACCCCTCTCTTCCGCAAAGAGCATAAACATTTCTGGTGTCATCCAGATAGGAACAACCATTATTATGTAATCGGATTGCCCCATATATACTCATAACGTGGACTCAAGATTATACGCATATTCATGATTCTCTATCAAGACCTTCGCCATTTCCGCCCAATTAACTTTATCAAGAGCACACTTAAACAGGACTTGCGCCCACGGGGCCATATCTTTATGCCACCTAAATCTCTTTAGATCGCGGTTAAATTCGGACTTTATAAAATCCGCCAGCTCTGCTGTTGCCGCATCACGACGCGAAAATACACTGCATCGCTTATGGTTGTTGTATATAACCGGCACCTGACGCTGGATAATATGATAACACTCGTACTCATTACCAATGAATACCCACATATGCATCGTTTCTACGTTTGACCACTCGCTACCCATCACTACCTCCTAGCTATTAATCGCACCAACGCCTTCCTGTCCTTCTTAAACAGAGGCAAAAACCACCGATCTCTCGGCGAAGTCTTAATACATGTAAACCCAAGCTCATCCCTAGCCGCCGCTATAGATATGTCCTTTCGCTTTGCCAGTCTGTAGGCCACCCTACGGTGCCTACGAACACCATCTTTGTCAACTACATGCATCTCGGCCTTGGTCTTGCCAATATGGATATAGTTAGCCGCCTTATACAAGGTGCCAGTATGCCCTTGGTCGGGATCTGAAAAGCTGATCACATACCTAACTCTATTTTCATCTCGCAATACACGATGGCAACTAGACATAAACCTAGTCATTGGATATTTTTCTTTCGGACTAGACCTAGCAAGTCTCTTCAACTCAACCAAGTTCTTTAACGTCACCGTGAGTCCTGTCACCCTAGTTAAATAACTCTCTTGGTATGGGTTCACGCCATTTCCAAATACCGCCACTGCATACAAAACTGTATTCTTATACAAGCCGAAACAAATATTGCGGCCCCGTGGCATACACCCACTGTAATGCCACCTAACAACATGGGCAGATGCCTCATCATAACCTATACGCACACACAACCAACAGTCTGATACTGCTGGCCGCTTCCGTGAAAATAGGTCTAACTGCAAGGCTTACTCCACATCATATCCCATAAGCTCATTATACGAAAACTTACTTCCTAACGCCCTTCGGATATTGGTTGTAGTTTCTGAAAACCTCTCAACCTTATTACTCATTAACAAAACATGTGAGGGAACATCTAGTTTCCCTTCAACAAAATCCATACCATCATTTGTAATACGGTACAGACCAGATGTACGCTTATCTTCATCATCCGATATGGACTTTTCTTTCGCTAAATTCCAAACCGCCAGCCTACTAATCTCATTTGTACGAAGGACATAGGTAGGAGCTACGTCTGCAACCTTCACCCATCGCTGACCTGTTTCTCTCTGGTAGTGGTACAACCATATTAATGTTCTGCACATCCCCGAATTTAGCTTCCGCTTATAGCGCTTAATAAAACGATTGCACGTCGGGCAATGCGTTCCATCATCGGCATTAGCAAGCATCTCCGCTCTCTGTTTAGAACGGGTCAGACTTTCTAGCAATACTGTATAAACCCTCGTCGCGGATATTCTTGTATCGAAATCCCATCTGTGAAGATTTGTTTGTATATATAGGCAGCACTTCTCCATCTGATCTAAATTAGTTGGTAACCTAGACAAATCGTTCGATACTGCAATTATGTATTCTAACTTCTTCCTATCGTCAGAATGAACATTCATAGTTCACCTCACTGTTCTACTATTTTCACCATATCTGGACGCATCTCAATATAACGTCCGCACTCGTGGCATAGCCTATTAATGGCCCACCAAGGCGGTTCACGACGATCGCTACCACTAGCCCACTGGCTAACAGCCTGTTCACGCACATCCAGAAGTGCAGCGAGGTCTTTAGACTTCCTACGCTCACCGTTAGAAGCACCCTGCTCTATCCACATGTCCCGCAACATTCTAAACAAACTATTACGCGGTGGATCATTACCACGAATTGCAAATATCGGAATTTGTTTACCCATCACCCTAGCCTCCGTTTACGGTGGAACGAACCACCAAGTTTATAAAGGTGATCGTTTCTGCATTGAGGAGACATATTAATGACCTCACGCAACTCACGACCACTCAATCCGTTCAACACAGAAAAACAAGCCTCGGCTTGCTTTGGAGTTGCAACGGAAAGTATCTCTTTAATCCGAATACCTTGTTCAATTTTACTTGGCGTACTATCTGAAGCTGGCTGTAATGACAAAATTGACTCATCAGTCAATACCGTATTCTTTGTTTCCCTAAACATATAAATACGCACCTTTCTAGCCCGCCAATACACCCACGAAACCGCAGTTCCACGGTCTTGGTCGTATGAATCAAAGCTCTCAACCAGCTCTATTAATAACCTAGAGCACAAATCATCTGCACAAAGCCCTTTCGAGCATTTCGCTGCTACACGCTCAATCATCTGGTGATGCTCTAACACCCAACACCACGCCGCACTTTTATCCTGCATTTGTCTTCCCTCACATATTAAATAACCGATTTCGGTAAACTTATCAACTCACTATTTTCCAACGATCCTGTATGCTTGTGGGCATCTGGGGTCTACGGGTGGCCGTTCTTCATACAATTCCACCTTTGGATAATTCCTCTCACACGCCGTACACACACCCTTTTGTTCCCAGTAACTCCAGTGGTGACAATCAAGAAGTTCAACACCAACTTTACGACTATTCCTGGAGGCCCGTACTGGCCCCGACAGGGCTTCAACTGGTTTTACGGGTACTGGCACCGGGTTTGTATCCAAATCACCCACAGGGGGCGTTACGGCACCGACAGGTACATCTTTTGGCCTTGGTTGGTTAAACTGCAACCCCACGGGGTTCTTATCGTTGCAAACTGGACACCAAGAGTGTGGCTTCCCAACTGTGTCACGGCAGACCCTCTGGCCGCGCCTCTCTACGGCTACGTCGTGGGTTTCACACACAAGTAGCCACGGCCCAATAGAGCCATAGCCAGCCTGTTCCGCATGGTATATGCCAACAGTTAGTCCTGTTTTTGTTTTACGTCGGAGCACGCATCCGGCTTTACCGTCTGTCCTCCACATCTTCCTGCATACGCGAGCCATCATTTCTCCGTACTTGTATTGCTGTTAAATTTGGGATCAACTCCATAGATGGTTGGCATCCATAACGTCGAACCCACCTTTCTGAAATCCTCATATAAGTAGCGGTGTTCGGTCGAAACCAAACATCAGCGTCTAATATCTTCCATAAAATTGTATCAATCAAAACTTGATCTGATTTTGTCTGTTCAAGTTCCCAGTGACTTTCAAGAATGTAAAACTCACAAACACGTTCATGCATACAACGCCACCGCTTGGACCACTTCCGCAGCCTTAATAACTCTTGTTCAGTTAATCCCTCGGAGCTACGAACCGCACCATCACCGCAGAACTCCATCACATTGGCATCGATCAGCTCAAATAGTGAGCCAACCGGCTGCCAATTCTGTAGCGACCGTAACGGTGCGACCTCAAGCCACACCGCCATCAAGATGCTGGTTTTCATTAGCTACTCCCTCTGCATAGCGTACCCGCCCTCTAGCAGATCATTTACAACATTATCAACCAAGTCATTAATTTCATTCGTAAGAAAATCCATAGCCCGCTCGACCTGCTGGTTCCAATAATCCTGTCCTCCGGCAGCCATAGTTGGATCACTGGGATCAAAGACTACATGGTTCTTAACCCTGTCAATTAACTTATCTCGCGCACAACCAAAATCAAATGAGTCAGCATCCTCAACCGACCCATTTGACTCCAACACATCTGCAATACGCTTTAGCTGTAAAGCAATCTCTGGCATCGTGCCGCGTATTAATTGTACGCCCATTCTAGTATCGTGTAAGTTTGCCATTTCTATTCCGCTCCCTCTTAATAAGTATGCGGCGACCGCTTGGAAATACTCTCCAAACAGATCCCCGCATCAATTGAAAGGACAACGCAAACTCTAGGCTGCGCGTCCTCAACCTGCATTTATGACCACTACGGTCTGTCCCGACAATCAGGTAATACATGACTACCCCTTCGGAACAAACGCCTTTGCCAACGCCGCTTCTTTATCTTCTGTTGCATCAAGATCTAAAATCTCATCACAACATTGCTGTAGGGTATCCAGAAGCCCACCACCGACTGTCACACCCATCATGTGAAGTCCGCAGTCCTTCTTTACAGACTGTAAGCGCTTTATCGTTTCGTCCGAAACAGCGGCGCATCCATCTGTGACAATAATCAGATCTGCACGATCATTATGACCACCCAGATCTAATCCAGCATTAATTGGATCATCAAACGTTGTACCACCCGCCGCATTTGTGGTGGCCACCATTAACGATGCCGCTATTGGACCATTCAGTTCCTCGCCGGACAAGCTACCATTATGGCTAATAAAGATCTGGCGTGCATTACCATGTTTATCTACTTGGACAATATCCCGTATACGGGAATTAAATCCAATAATGGTCACCGACCGCTTCTGGATTAACCCTGTAGAAATAGCCACAAGCCCAAATGCTCGAGCCAACTCATGGCGACCACCCGTATTCATCGAACCACTCTCATCAAGCAGCACAATAATGGGTCCACGCCCAAGAGATTCATTTCCTTCCAGTTTATACTGTAGGAGTTTGCCCTCACTGTACTTTTGAAGAAACAGCTTACGGTACAGTGGGTGTTTCATCATCGCCAGCTCGCTTGGAACAACACGAGCAAGGTCGCGACCCATCTCGATGTCGACCACTTCCTCGACCGCATAAGAGGAACGCATCTTCTTATCATTCTCCGCAATGCGGCGCATACGCCCCGCCTTACGCATGATCTCTTTCATACGTTCATTATCCTTCAACAGTTCCGCTAACTTCATGCGATCTGATGAATCCTGATCGTGACTTGGTGGCACAGCTTCCGAACCGGGCAACATACCAGACATTGCTTTTTTCGTTTCCGCTGTCTCCTTCGAGGCCGCTTTAACAGCCTTTCGCAACGCTCCACGAGCCGCCGCCTTTGCCATTTCCAGTGGGCCTGGAAGACCATCCGAATCTTTTTTATGCTGTTCCCGTTCCTCATCGCTCATTTGGTCGAGCTTTTCATCTTCTTCCCGCTGCTTCTCGGCGGCGTTTAGAAGATCTGGGAGCTTTTCAGCCAGTTCCGCCACCAATTTACCCGCCGCTAAAGCAGAAAAGTCGGGGTCACCACTGACCTGCTTACGCAGATTCTCAAAGTCGGAAATCTCGCCCAGGAGATCTTGGGCCATAGGGTGAAACTGTGGCCCGTTAATCTCGTCCATACGCTCTGGTTTGTTATAGAGCTGGCTGAAAACTTCCAGACCAAGCACCTTGGCTTCGTCCTGTACACTACCCAACTCTATATCGCTCTCTTCCGTTTCGCGGATATGTGACTGGAGGGTACGAGAAACCGCACCCTCCGAGTCTGACACCACGCCACCATCGAAACGCCTCTTGTTATAGAGGACGTTTTGCCACCGAGATGTATCAAACACTCGTTTGTCATGTCCTCTTGTCAGTAGTTTCTTTTTATTATTAGACATAACTACCCCCTACAAGCGGTGAACGGCTTTGGAAACCGCCGTTGCCAACTTCTGTTGCATGGACATTACTTCATTGGTAAGATCAACGACCTGACCCTGTTGTTCAAGGTCTTGGATTTCGTGAATCATCCCCATTAATTCGCCATTGGCTTCCGCCATGCGTCCAATATCATTATTAGTAATATTGGTTAGGTTCAGTTCTACGAACATTTCGGCCGCAGCATCACGAATCTCAATCGCCTTACTCAAGTCTGGGCTAACAAGTTCCGCAATCTCGGAGAAAATCGTCGCCCTATCTTCGGGCTTATCCCACAAGCAATCCGCCAACGGGAAGAAGTCATTGACCGTAGCTGTACTACGACCTTCCAAGACCGCGTTTGCTTGGATGAACTTGATGATTTTCCCCCACCTTCTGTCGCTGGCAATAATGCTATGTTTCTCACCCAAGGCGTCTCGAAGATCCATCAGCGGTTCAATAATGTCATCTACATCTACAGAGACTCTAGCCGCCCGCAAGACATTAAGATCTTGGTCTGTCAGCTTCGCCGTGATGGATGGGTTACCCGTTGCCGCAATACGCTTGAGCAGTCCACCAAGGGCATCACGGTCGCTGATGTAGCTTACCCAACGCCGGATGACGAAGCGGTCATACAAGGCGTTTAGTGACTCATCCTCGGGGAGTTCGTTGGACGCCCCAATCGCCATCTTCAATGGAATATCGTGTCGCTTCCCACCATTGTCGAACTTACGCTCGTTCAGGGCGGTCAGCATCGAATTTAACAATGCTGCATTGGACTTGAAAATCTCGTCCAGAAAAGCAATGTCAGCTTCCGGCAGGTAACCCGCCGTGTTCCGCTCGAAGCGGCTCTGCTCAAGAGCACCCATATCCAGTGGCCCGTTGATCTCCTCTGGTGTGGAGAACTTACTCAACAGGACTTCGAACAATTGGCTATCCATCGACCCGGCCAGCATCTTCGCCAAGAGGCTTTTCGCCGTTCCCGGTGGACCCAACAGTAAGATATGCTCCTCTGCAACGAGGGCCAACAACGCGGCACGCACATCCACCGTCCTCTCTACCAAGGCAGCATTAAATTGGGTTTCCAGTTCATTTATATTTCCAACCGCCACACCCACGTCGGGCGCGATGGTCAAGTTAGGGTTTGTTACTTTCGACATTTTTCCTCCTCAATGATCGAATCTTTCAATCATTAATTACATTATACCACAAATTTGGTTAGAACTGCAACCCCCCAAAACAAGTTAATCATATTTTTTTACAAGCAACAGGGCTTGGGGGGAGACAAACTTAATTAAAATTATCGCCCTCCATAGCTAGTTTCATCCCCTCATTCCACATGCCATTAAACACACCAGACATGCCATCAGGCGGCTCCTCTACGTCATTAATTTCTGGTGGGAATACTGGCCTACCATTAACAATTTCGGAAATATACGTCCGTAATACGCCATTCCCCTCAACCATAAGATTAAGTATTTCCTTTGCGCCAGGATATTCGGACAACGGCGCATTTGGAAACGAGCGCTTATATGCCATAACCGCCGCAAATTCCGCATCAGTAGCTGGCATTACTACCCACGCTTCTGTGGCGGTTAGTAGGTACTCTGGCCTAATTGTAGCTACAGAATATACAACCGCCGCACGCACCCTATCCTTATCCATGCCTTGCCAACTATCGTTCGGGTCGGGTGGTGGTATGAAGGCAGTTTCAACTTTTCCATCATATTCATCTAATATGACAAAGTGAAGCTCTATCTCTTCATTCGTTTCTACCCTATACCCGCACATAAAACTAAAATAGTGATCCGCGAAATCAAACGCTTCCTTAACTTCCATTACTGTACCTCTAAAGCAAACCGCGCCCAGAACTCATATCTGGGCGCGGTATTATGTTTTTATTTATGCAGCCGCTGACTCATCAGCAGATTCAACTTGTGGCAAACGAACGATCGCCAAAATCCCTTCTTTTGCTTTCAATGTTGCTCGATACCCCAATTCCGCCAAAGCAGAACCGCCTCCATTCTTTCTGGAGTAAAAACTCTGCCACTTCAAGCCAGATGGCGGCACTCCAGCAGCCTCAAGATCCGCAATTGGAACATCGTAATCATCTGGATCGAACCCAATATCCTTAATCAGCTTTTCACGAGCAGCCTCGATAATCGCCTTGAACTTTCGCACATTTCCTGGCGAGGCGTTACTTGTAGACTGATCAAAGAGTAGGCCATGCAGAACCTTCTCGCACTCCTCGATCTCCTTATTAAGATCTTCCATCTTAATTTGGAGAGCCTGTCCATATAGGTTCGATTGGTCCTTCAATTCCTTGAACTGAACAAACACGCTTCCTACCGCATCGGTGCGGGGTCGTGATGCGGAGTCTTTCCAGTTATCAATCTTCTGTTGAAGTTCGGAAAGGGAATTTCCTAGACTATTCCTCACTCCATGCTCAACCGCTTTCTTGGCACGCGGTGTACTATTAATATCCAGAATAGACAACACACAACCATTAATTTGGTCGCAAATTCGCTCAAGACGGTTCAGTTTATCCATCCCATGTGACGTTACATAGTATGGACCACCGCCTGTATTTTTCAGCTTCAATGCACCAGCCAATCCCAGTTCTGTCTGGATTAACCACGGGCGCAAGAACTCATGACCATAATAGGTTTGGGCCTGTTCAATCTTACCCATCAGGACGCTGATAGCCCCCTTCACCGACTCCTCTTGGTTGGTGCCAGTCGATAACCACAAATTCGACTTTTTATCCCAAGTGATCGAATCTACTTGGTCATACGCTACCCGTTTCTCACCGGGCCGCTTCTTTTGTAGGATACCGACAACAACCATATCATCATCGTCATGGGCAATTTCACCCATGAACTTATCTTTCTTACCACGTCCCAACCGGAACGCTCGTCCAACATCCTTCACGGCTTGAGTGGGAACGATCGAAGGCGCAGCACCTCCCCCTTCCGACTTCATCACCGCCGTAAGATCATCTGGCGTAATACGGCATCCAGAAAATTCATAAAAGACAATAGCACCAATGTCGGTGCCAGCCCCTTTCACTTTCTGTGCCGCAGTTTTTTTCTTCCGTGCTCGTGGCTTGGTAGCCGCTTTTGGCTTTGCAGCCGCTTTTGTTTTCGTAGGCATGATCGCCCTCCTTCTTCCGAGGTCAGTAACAAACTACGTTACCGGGTAGGTCAACCCATTCATCAGGCTGACCCTCTCTATATATCATCCACCATACAAACATTGAAACCGATTTAACGGAAAAAACTACACTCGGCCAAAACACCCTTCAAACCAGGATTTTCGGGGGCAATTTTTTTAACTTTTTTTTCCAGAACACACTTGGCCAGGAATCCGAACGGGGCAAAAGGCACGAACAAAGGGAGTTTTCATTAACTCTCAATAAGATTACCTAGAAGAAACGTTTTTATCAACTTTAGTATCTGCCAGCTCTTTTACTGGATTCGAACCGTCAACTGCCTTTCCATCAACATATGCTTGGCCAAAAATATAACTAATTAAGATAGCGCTAGATGCTGTAAGAGCTTGTTCTAGCGTAAATTCTTGCGATAGATATTGTCCAAGAATTGGTCCGACTGCACCAATGATTGCCAGCCAGAATTTTCTAGATTTAAGTTTGTCCATCATGCACCTCGTTTTATGTTTTTTAGCATTGTTTTAGAGGTAATTGCAAATTTGTCGAGTTGAGTTTTCGAATTGAGAAAAAGAATAAAAAAATTTCTTTATTAAGGAGAAATTTTCGTCGTGTTTGGCGGCGTTTTTTTTCGTTTTGTTGTTTTGTTGTTTTGTTGTTTTGTTTGTTGGGTGGTTTTTGAAGTTTTTTTAATTTTTTTTAATTTTGTGGTCAGATAAAAGGGGTTTTGTCACCAAGGTAATAGGGCGGGAATGGTTCCCCCTTTAATCAAAATAAATGACAGGTCATAATGCAATTACTCAATCAAATTGAACCCACTTTACTAGGACTCTATACAAATGAGTCATTCAACTTAATCAAAACAGTTATCCCGCATTGGTCTTATGAGGAGAACAACAATCCAGATCAAACGGACAACCAAACCTATTTACTCTCACCAGACTTCTTGACACCTATACCAATACGGTCATTGTTCGGATGGACAATTGAGTCATTCGACAATGCACTTATCGAAGTATGCAGGACCATTGTTGAAACACAACACGGTGATAACTGTCATTGGATAATACCTAATCCAGACTTCAATACATGGTATCCAGAAGAACTTAATGAACTACGCCAGCTCCTATCTGTTGGCGGCACCGGGATAGTCATACCAGACTGTATGGATGCCATTGTCCTTTATGGGATTTTGAATAGGATCGGGTGGAGGCTGCAACGGTTGTTTGAACTACCCTAGCACCCCACCTATAGGGACTCATGGCTTGTAAGTCTTTGGCACTACAGGCAAAGCACACCTAGTCACCAGTCCTAGCTTATGGGCCGCTACAAACCCAGTGCACCTATATATTAATACATAGGATTTGTTATGGGTTTTTGTATATGCCATACCCTATATTGAACTAGGGGGGTTAAAATCACATATTGAGATACGGGTCTGCCGCCTGTTGTGCACTAGCAACATCTGTCGCTGCCAAGACATTCGTTATATATGTCTGCGCAAGTGAGCGCTCTGCTAAAACCGATGTCGAAATTGTCCCAATAATATTTGTAAGGTCTGCACTATCTACAACATTATACGAACCACGCTCGTCATTCGTAGTAACGGAAAATGGATATGTTACCAAGCCCCGGCTATCCATTGTTCCCAACTTTGACCAGTTGTCTTGGCTGGTTAATGAACAGGAAAAGAAATTGCCACTACCGGGCGGGTATTCAGCTACTATTTCGTATTTTAGCCTATCATCGTCACGTTTCATTTTAATCTGTACCACCAAGCTATTTTGAACACCCACCAAGCTAGAGTGTGCCGCTACAATAGCATCACACTGCGCCTGTTCTTGCACTGTAGGTGTGCTATCAAATGCTAATGTAAAATCGGTTCCTGTTGTATTAATGCCATCAAACGGCGTAGTAATTGCTGGGTCTGATTCGATCTGTTCATGCATTAATACTGGATCAAATGTCCCATCCAACGTATCCGATGTATTGTAATCTGGGAATGACATTTCAACTCACTCTATAAATTGCAATCGTTGACAGATGTATGGACGCCAGAATGCCACCTGACGACGAGGCCACATCAATGTCAATAACATGCACTCCTGCCGTTAGTGTCTTATCTGCCCAAAAAGCAGCTACATGTCGCTGGTCTGTTCCACCATCTCCACTGCCATCGCGATCCTTCGGCTCTTGTTGTTGGTAATCGTATGCCCCCGCTCCACCGTTGGTTTGCTCATACAATTCAGTTGTATTATCTAGCTGTACTCGGCACTTAAAATTAGTATTTGTGGCATTATATGACCACACATAATTCCATTCAATCCTGTACGTTCCGGCATCAAGGCTGCTCGTTGTAAGTCTTTGTACTTGCGAAAATGATGTACCAGTTGTTGATCTAAAGGTTCTATCCACCACCGATTGGTAACTGTCACCAAATACACCACCGCCAGAGCTTGGAAGATTGCCAATTCGGATTTTCTTTTTATTTGATAAATCCGCAGAATCTTCAATCATCAATATGTCTGCGGAAACAGGAGTCGTCTTTTCCGTGATTGATCGAATTTCACCGGCCACATCTACATGTATAGCATCCTCAAGTTGTGAGCTTTCTTCTGGTGAAGGCAAGTTTGCCCACGCAAAATCTGCATCGGCAATATTAACTGTCCCTGACTGTGAACTAGTTAGGGTAACAACCAACTTGTTTCTTGGGTCTACAGAATCAATAGTAATACTGTCGATTAAATCATTACGGACTTCTCCACCTATAGTTACAAGGACTGCGACTTGAACACGGTCGGTGTTATGCGTAACGGTTACACTCGAGACAGAGGTAAAGTCTTGCTGATATAGGTTTGTCCATACACCAGCCATTAGAGCACCTTCCCGTCTGCAAACATGACTCCCTCAATAATAAGCCCCCAAACTACTATGTTCTGATTCGGAGTACCATCGTCATCAAGTTCAAACCTGACTGCTATCATATCCCCTTCGTAGTAAGAACTGACATCAATCAAACTACGATATGGTTCTGAATATATTTTGCCGCTGTAATCAAGTGGGACAGATCCCCCATTGGGCAATAAATTCGCTGGTCCTGATGACGATCCAGCCTTCGCCGTTAGCGTCTCTGTCAATGCCGCTGTTCTCGTAACTGGGGCTATACCCCCACCTGAATCAGCTATTAAGTTGCCAGCAACTTCTATCGGAATAGCCGAAATCGTTGCTTGCGGAGCCGTAGTCACTGGTTGTACGCTTGCCGTATCTACGCCCCAAATCACTGTTATATCAAACGGAAATGCGGTACATACTCCATTGGGTAACGTGAACTGGAAATAGATGGCATCCCCATTCGAGTTCAGATTGCTATTAACTAAAATCTGATCCCATCCTGTTGGAAGCCCTCCAGACCCTACCGGAAGTGATCCAGCGGTTACACCTCCACTTTCACCGAATACGTTTCCAGCAGCTACCAGCGTTTGTCTCCATCGGGACAAGCCCACCGCACCCCTTTGGCCAATCCCATTTATCTGCAAAGTAGACGGAACAAGCCAACACGTCTCAAAGACAGGCAAAGTAGAAACTAATGTAACTATCTCAATCGCTACCCAGTATGCCGTAGTCCCATCAACTGACGTGGTTGACCAACTAGTATCAGTATCCATACCATAATGGAGCAATTCAGTGCTAGATCCACGAATAAACACTTGGTCTGCATAACGATAGCTTGCTGTTTCGGATACGGACTGCACTTGAAATTCAGACCAAGCTGCCCCATCCCAGCGCAAGAATCGATAGCTTCCCCCAGATCCTGCGGTTGTTTGAATGATGCGAGCGGCCCAATGCTTTAGTGAGGCACTGGAGGCATCCTTTCTTTCCGTTCCAAGATAGATTCGGTGACCCGCAGCAGTTCCTTGAAAGGTAAAAGGAGTTCCACCGAGGCTTTTCGCCGCTGCCGATACGTCAGTCAAAGTTCCTGTACCGGTAGAGTCGGAAGTAACTACTTTAATCCCAAACGAATAGGGCGGCCCTTCTCCCTGATATGTTTTCGTGCCCTTTTCAGCGAAACCAAAAGCAGCATCGACTCCAAAGGTTCTATTCTGTGAATATCTGTCGGTTCCACCTTCTTGGAAAAAGGCTAGTCCAAAGTCACTACTGACTATGGCGGGTGGAAAAGAGTAAACAGGCTCATGATTCGCTGTGATTCGGACTACTGTTCCTGTACCCGTTAGTGCCGGATCAACCAATACAGCGTAACCAGATATAGACTGGTCCATTTTTCCACCCAGAACTCGGAGACTTATACCGTCCGACGCTATATGGATGCTATTCACGTTATTAAACGTGTTGATTCCGAATATCAGAATTTGGCTAGTTCCATCGCAATAGATAGCATCAGTGACGAGTGGGTTACCGCAATTAAAATCCGCTAGCTGGAAACGTCCCGTACCCTCACCAAGAGCAACTATATCCGTTGTTCCTGTTCCCGGTGGGACATGTATTGATTCAAGCGCAATAACGCCTGAATCAACTCTCATAACTGAATTAAGCCCACCTTGATCAGAACGAATTTCGGCTCCGATAATTTTACCTGCGCCTGTTTTATAAATACCATCGCCCTGTCCAGTTAAAGCGTCCCCAAATATGTTGCAGTTGTAAATGCTCGCCGTTGCCGTACCTCCCGACCCATTGTATGAAATACCCCGCAAACCAGCGGTGTCTGGAACCAATATCGTAAACCCATCAATAGAGGATTGGTTACTCAACGCTATAATGTCAGCTACCGCTGCATGAGCACCAATAGCAGTAACCTTCCACCCGCCCACACTTACAAGGGTCACATCAGTCGGGATTGTTAAACCACTTTCTGCATACGTTCCCGGTCGGACTTGGATGGAGTCACCTGCGGAAGATGCCGCTATAGCCGCCGCGACAGTTAGAAACGGCTTATCAAACCTATCCGCTACACCCGTCCCATCATTGCCATTGACTGCATCTACATAAACGGCGTTGCCTACGCTAACGCTCGTCATGCCCGCTGCTCCCAACTCGGCCCAAACAGGACCAGTATCATTGGTCAACACATAGAATGTATATGGTGCAGCCGCCCCTACTCTCGCAACCCCTCCTACATCGGAGGCTGTGTACGCAACCGCGTCACGGGCAACTGTAGAGGCATACTCCCACTTCGGCAATATATGTAAGCCGTCTGCGGTTCCTTGTTCCCCATGTAAAGCACTCATGGTCCTGTCACCAATAGTATGCCATTACCATTAACAAGCCAACCAGCACTTGCTGTTAATGGCTGCTCTGCCGTAAATGTTGATCCATTTGTTGAAAATAGAACTTGGCCAATTGACGTAGCCGGGACTCCTCCTCCAGAGTAGTTTGTATCACCATAATTCTTGGTAACAAAGTCTTGGAGTGCTACGGGATCTGCCCCTTGAGCTTGTGTAAGGGTTGATGCATTATCCTCCACAAGCAACTTGCCAGTATTATGGCGCAGAACTACTCCAGAAGGGCCACCAAGCCCCAGAGTGCCCATAACACCTGATAAGCTACTGAAAAATCCCATTTAACACCTACGCGTTAGGCACACTATAAAATACCGTCGCTACTCCTGCACCTGATGTGGCAGAAATAGTTGCCCTTACAGCAGCCGCACTTACACCCCAGCTCGTATCCTGCTCTTTAACGTAAGTATTCCCAAATTGAGCAACATTATCGGTGGTCGCCTGAACCAGATCTGTTGTTCCCCCGGCAACACCTAATTCTATTGTCGCACCAGCATTATACGGCGTAGTAATATCTACCCATGCTTGTGTTACTCTGGCATTTGCTGGAACACTAGAACTACTATCCACTGTCGCTGTACCAATAGTGAATCTAATAATTCTATCCGCACCAGTGACCGACCCAACATCACCAACCTTAATCCAAGACGTACCATCATCGTCCCAAATATAAATACTATCGGCATCGAACTCTACCGTTCCGCCAGTCAACGCATCGGTGACAGCGATAGTGCGTCCCTCGACCGCAGCCAGGATTGACATTGTACCAGAACCACTACCGTCATCGTAAAGCACATCCCCAATGGCTGCACCTGTACCCGGTGTAGTTACAACAACAAATCCCCGAACTCCAGTATTGGCTGGTAGCGATGCGGAAGTATCTGCTTGTCTAGCAACAATAAGAGGCTTTTCAAGTGTATCCGCATATAGTTTGGTAACTGCATCATCATCTGCCGTTGGTGTTGCAACCTGAAACCTAACAAACGCAGTATCATCACTATTTCTAGATTGAAATACTCCCGCATTATTCTTGACTCTTGGACCAGATGGACCACCTATTTGGAAGTAGTCGCTCATCGTACCAACTAAATTCTTGAAAAATCCCACAACTGACTCCTAAATATTTCTAGCGTTTGATCACCAAAAGAACGTACCCCGTTCCCATAATGGACGAACCGGGAGAAAGATACAAGTTCAATGTTTCTGGTGTGGTAGCAATATAATTCTCATCTGTACCATATGTATACGCAGCGGTCGCGTCAATATCCGATGTAGACATAACTCCATTTTGCGAAGCTGGTGTACCTACAGAAATTTGTGCAACTGGATCATCGAACGCAACATCAATTGCAACTTCACAGTTCATTACAATATCGCCGGTATTCAGGCTCCCCAACACTTGTGGAGAAGATGAGGCAAATGTAAACGGCAAATAAATTACTGTTGTATCACTGCTTCCACCTGTTGATACGGTAGTACCAACCTCAATAACGGTGTATACATTTTCCTGAACAATTGCGGTTGTAACAGTCTCAACTAATGCTGTCGTAGTGTCTGTGGACTCAACAATTACGTTTCTTGTTGTCCCACTAATCGTTACATCAGTAGCCGGATCGGATACTGTAACAACCCTATAGCAATTATCAGACATGCTACTGGGTTACCTGCGGGTCAACGACAAATTCACCCTCAAGTATCCGATCAACTGTACCTGATAGGAAGGTAACTTTAAGGTCATATACGCCATTCAACGTTAAACTTGCAGTATCCGACGCACTAATAGTTAAAGTTAGTTTACCATTTGGCCCATCTACGACAATTCGTCCATTGGTTGTAGACAGTTCAACCAATACATCTGCCGCATTGACTGTTTCACGCACCTGCATGTCTGCTGTGGCCCCAGTAATATCAATTACTGCGCCAGCAGAGTCTTTTAGCACCAAAATACGGGAAAAGGTGGCACCCTGCTCACATTCTAGGTTCAGACGCGCCGCCATTTAAGCCCTCCGCTAAACTAACATACCATAGGAAGGGGCTAGAAACACCCCGCCTTTGACAATAACAAAATAAACCCACCAAGACTTAACAATGATATGCCAAGTGAAACTGACATGGCAATTAATAATCTGGATGACTCTTCTATAGTTGGTTTTTTATTTTCCATCAATCTTCCCTCATTGAAAAATCTGCCCAACAATTGGGGGTTTCGTACACCCGTATTGCTGCTGTTTTTACACCATATGGCGTTAATAACTCGTTGCTTTTCATGTACAGATACTCTGCCATGTTCTCCGCTGTCGGGTTGCTCGGTAATATATACAATTTCCAATTCTGTTCGTTGCATAGATTAATAATCTCCCCATCGTTAGTATTGACAATTGTTCCGTGATCCCACTTTTCATCAAGCCACTTGCCAAACACGGCTTTGATCACACCAAAATCGATTACCCGTCCAAGCTCATCTAGTCCCATAGAACACGCGGTCACCTCAACCACATACCTGTGACCATGTAGGTTTCTACACTTACTCTCATGTAGCATGACCCTGTGTGCGGCATCAAACTCAAGTTTCCTCGTACAATACCGCAGTCCACTCATCGTGCTTTTCTCCAGTCTTTAAGCATTGCGTCAATAACCACACCAACATCCGTGGTATCTAAAAACTTTGAATAAGCTTCAAATATCTGCAACCACCGCCCATAAACATCCATAGTTACCTTCCCCCGAAGGTTGCCTACCGTAAACATAGCAAATCTATGGTCCACATAAGTCTGTTCTGGCCGCTTGTGGGATCTGGTACTACCATCACCCTCTTCTTTGTTGCTGGATTCTTCTGGTGTCGTTTCTACTGCATCAGCCAACGCACGCAAATCTGATAATGTAGCAGCATCAAAACCAGTAAGGTTCAGATCGTCAAACTCTGGGTCCACTAAATTATCAAGCTCCTCAATATAATTTGGAAGCATTGACCAATCCCAGTCACCATCGCTCTGGTTGTCTCGTATGGCCACCATTCGGGCTTCTTGCTCTGTCCCTTCAAAGTACACCACCGGGATGGTGTCTGGCACCTTTTCGCCCCTACCAAGCATCTCCTTTATCACATCAAGGCGCTGATTTCCCCCAATGACCACCGCCTCCTTGTCTGGGTTTTGCCAAACAAGGAGCGGCTTAAACAGACCAAATGCACGCAGGGATTCACGAAGTCTTCTACGCCCCTTTCCGTCAATGGTTCGCGGGTTATCCGCTAATGGTCGTAATTTTTCTACACTTACATAATTAATCTGCATTGATCTTCCCCACTCGTCCATTGATTTCAAGGTCATCCAACATCGCCGCAAAGATTACAGGAATATCCGTTGATCCAAGCCTATCGGAGTACTTTTCAAAAATCTCTAGCCATTCTCCGTAGTGGTCTACCGTTATCCTCCCCCTCACATTTCCAATAACAAACCGTGCAAACCGCTTCCTAACCTTGTCTTTTGCTGCCGCCTCTGGGCTTATGCCGGGATCTTGTTCATCCTCCATAAATGGATCTTCATTATCCTCAACACTTGAGTACCTATCAAGATCTGCATCTGATGATTCCGCCAGCTCTATCAAATCTTCCAGATCTTCTTTCCCAAATCCCATTAATTCTGGGTCTAGCTGATTATCTTCTGCCATATTTGTCAACGACGACACATATGTCGGCAATTTCTGCCAATCCCAATCACCATCAGACTTATTGTCTCTCAAGGCGATAATTCTGGCTGCTTTTTCTGATCCCTTAAACTGTATTGTCGGTATTTCTGCTGGAAACTGGTCACCCGCATCTTTCATTGTTCGTAAAGCACGGAGCCTCTGATTACCTCCAATTACAACTAGGCGACCACCCGAATTTTCCCATACCAACAATGGCTTAAATAATCCAAATTGTTTAATTGAACTAATTAACTTATTAATTCCACTTTCATCAATAGAGCGAGGATTATCTTCAAAACCCGATAATAATGAAATATTCCTGTACTCTATTTCAAGCTCTTGCTCCACCAGACACCTCTGCACACTGTTTGTTGATTAACGTCATTGCATACTCACAGTTGTCTCTCACAACCTCTGCCAAATATACAGTTATCTGATTTTCCGCCTTATCTACACGGACCACATTCTCATGTCGTTGGGCAGCAAGCCACGACCAAATTGAGATTTGCAACATATCCGCTCGCTGGTCGGCACTATCTCTAATAAATGCTGTCGGACGCACGCCATATGGTCTAATTGTATACCCATACTTCATAATTCTGGGATCTCTCGCTCTAACGAGCCTCCATCTGGAATATTTCAAATCCCAGAACATTAAAGCTCCCCACATATATCCAGCCGCCCATGATGCTGAATCAATAGATGCCCACGGATACGCAGAAACAATATCCCAAGTCGTACATCCAAACCCATGTAGTCGGATTCCCAACTCTTTAGCAATTGTATGGCACTCATCTAGCCAATCTAGTGCCTCACAACTCCTGCCAGCCCTTATAGCGGGAACCATCTTCATTGTTTGAGGAACCAATCCGCCAAGGCACATATAATCATAACCATGCTTATGATACCTGACTAACTCTTCCGGCTTCGTGCCAAAATGAATAACTGGAAGTGGGCGTAACCCCATTGACTCCATCTTCAATTGGTTACGAAGGGTCAGTGCTTGATTGCCAATTTCATCAATATTAGCGTATATATCAATAACATTTGAATGTTTGCGTATAAATCTAGCATACTGTTCAACAGAGATTTCTACGTTCTTATATGAAGCTGTAAAGCCCCCTGAATCGACAAAGACACGGGGGTTATATGGCATCTCTGCCAACATTCTACTTAAATCCGTTTTCATAAAATGAAAATAACTAAAGAGAAAACCTATTTCTTTCT